TGCATCTGCTGACCACCAGACTTAGGCTCGTCCTCAAACAAGTTTAACCAAATCTCCCCATTCTCATCAGGCAATGGCAACGCATTCAACTTAACTCGCATCCCGTTACTGTCACTGAACGCAATACCCAATCTCACCCAATCCTTCTTCTCAGGATCATTCCGTCGCTTCTGACCCTGAACAACTCGATACATCTTCTTCATAACTCAATCCTTCCTAATTGATAAAAATAGGTATGGCACACAATCCAGAAAAAAACCAGAAAATATTTATGTGGGGGTATGCAGCAAGAGGCGCGGGGGTGGGGGGGCAAGGGGGTCGGTCGTGCGCAGACGTGCGCTGGCCGTGCTGCGAAAAGGCTCGCGTGATGCCGGAATTGCCCGAACTAAATCGATTACAGCGCATAATACGTATTATGTTAAATGACTTATCCTTTATTATCAAGGTCTTAGCTTTTTTACTACCGCTCCGATTGTATTCTTACCGCGTTTTGGTGCGTTTCCCAGCTTCTTTTGCACCGGAACTGTGAACCAAGCCAGCCCTCGCGGATAATCCCGGCGGTTATCGTGGCACCATTTCGCATGACCTTTGAGGATATCGCCCCAAATCTCCACTGTCAGCCCATCCTTGACCCAACTTTCCATGACCTGATAATCTCTGTCATTGACTTGTCTTGGTGTTCCATAACTTTCAGCAATTCTTAAAAACAAAGAACAACACTGTCTACTGACATCACTTATACTGTTATATATGTTGTTATATGGTTTGTTCTGTGCAACCTTATTGGTTGCAGGGGGTGAAACTTCTGAGGTTGCACCCTGTGAAACTTCTGAGGTTGACAGGTTAAAGTTATCCACAGACTTATCCACAGAGTTATCCACAGGCAAATTAATGACTTCTGCTGGCTTTTTTTCCATCTGTTGTCTTAGCTTTTCCCGTCTTTCTTCTAAGCCTATTCTCTCTGCTGGTGATAGATTTGCGAGTGCTTCTTCTTCTGTTTTGATGTCGTCATAGATGACCTTGAGGGTTGTTGTTGTTTGTCCTTTGTATCTGTTCTTTGCTTCTACGATATATTCCAGCTTCTTGAGTTTGACTATTTGCTTGCTTACGGCTTGCCTTGATATGCCTAGATCCTTAGCCAATCGAGCCTGTGAGACGAATGTACAGCCTGTTTCATCGCAATAAGAACAGAGAGCCGCCAGCACAGACAATGCACTGGTTCTTGTGACCTGTGGATCTGTGATGGCCTTGATTGGCAGTATGGCAAACTTTCTGAGATCCTTTGCCCTGATCGTGACCGGTTTCATATCTCCCCCTTCTTGGATAGCGATGATCCCCACTGAGCCGCCATTGCGTCAGCGATGCCTTGATATGTCATTGAGCGTATTTTCCACCTGTCTTTGCTTGGCGGCAAGTAATGCAGTCTTTGCCTTTCGTTATCGGGCAGCAAAAGCATTTCTTCTTTTACGTTGTTTGTTGGCGTCAGCTTCGGCAATCCTTTAAGCCAGAGACACGTTGCCTTTTGCTCCATATGGCCAAACATCCAAGGCTGAACAACTTGGCTTTGCTTAACACCACCAATGCGCTCTTTGCCGTATTTGTGCATGATTGGGTTTTCTACGCATATTTTTGCTATTGGCGCGTTCAGCAGAAGCTTGAAAAACTGTGCGGCCTCGTCAAGCAAAGCCCATCTTTCTGGATCTCGATGTAACCAAGTAACGCCAGCATTTGTTAGGTAAGTACAAGGCGGGTGCGCTATCATTAAATCCCATTCTTCGTGCAGCAACGCAGCGACGTCACCTTGCCGATGGAAGTGCGAACCGTCATCCGCTGGCAATAAATCACAAGACCATGCGTCATGCCCAGCAGCGCGGAAAGCTTCACGCACGCGACCAGAAAACTCGCAAGCCACAAGCACGCGCATCATGTTTCTGCCTCCACTTGCACCAACAACAACGGCTGACCGTACTTTTTGGTGATCTTTAATGTCTGAACCAGCTTATCATCTTCGAAGCAAACGCCGTTGAGAGCGTCCAGGACGAGCTTTGCCACGTTATCGATGTCCGGCTTGCCGGGAACCACTTCCCCGCGTGTGGCGGCTTCTACGCGCTTCTTGGGCCATGATTTAGGGATGGGGAACTGTGCCAAGATGTAAACCTTGCACGGAACAGTGAACGGATCAATGCCAAGAGTTACCATTTCATCCGATGCCTTGGCCGCAATCTTTAGCTCAAAGTCTTTGGTTTTCTTTGGCGTAAAGACACGGCCCGTTCTGGTAAACCGTGGGCGACCCTTGCCAATTGGTGTATCAGCCAACCAGAAACTTACCTTGTGAATGCTTTTACTCATGATTGCGAAGCCATGTTTCAAGGTCCACTTGCTCATCATTTTCTGTGAAACTAACCGCCGGTTTTGTGCTTGGCAGGTGTTGATCGACCAGATTTGATAAGACCCTGGCCGCACTTTCGCCCATCTTATCTGCATAAAGATCCAACTTTTCCTTTGTTTCGGCTGGCATTCGAGTGTGAAAAACTACAATGTTTTCAGCCACTAAGCGTTTTTTTGACATTTTTTTTACCTTTCTGTGCATTTTTTTGCGATATCACTATTGACACATAAACCGATATCACTTATCTATCAAGTTGTGATTTGTTTTTTACAGGAAGGAAACGACATGGCAAAAGAAACTAACATTCAAAAACTAGCGCGCCTTTACACAGAGGACGGGTTCACAAAAGAACAAGCCGCGACTGAGATGGCAAACAATAACACGCCATACGCTTTCGCCGTAAAAGTTTTACACGCAATGAAATAATCAACGGGGCTTCGGCCCCGCCATTAGGAAGGACTAGACAAATGATTAACGAATATGAACTGGCACAATACTGCAACGACATCGCAGAAGAGATTGCTTCACAGTCTGAGGACATGGACGCGGCCCTTGATTTGGTCTGGCAGTATGCAGACGGTTCCGAGCATGTGATCTACTACGCAAAGGCACACGAACTGTGCCGCAACTGTGACATAGAGAACGGCGAAGCAATGGTTCAAGATTGTTTCTCAAATGTGCCAATGACGTATAATGACATGGCATGCCAGATTGCTTTTTATGAGATTGAAAGCCGTATCCATCATAAGCTTTATGAAATCTTCGAAGCAAAAGAGGCAGCATAATGAAAGACTTCATCGGTGATGTAGTGGGTGCGGTTTGTTTGTTTGCAATCTTTTACGGTTGCATGGTGATTGCGGGGATCTTGCAATGATCTGCCCATATTGCGACGGGGACGGCCAGGTTGAATACGAAATATACTGCGACGGGGACGGCCAGGTTGAATACGAAATTCCCCGGCCCCAAAGCTTCACACGGGATATCGGGTATATCGATACAAAGTGGGATGATTGCTTGATCTGTAAGGGAAGCGGAGAAATTGAAACTGACAGAAAGGAAGGAAAAAATGCCAGTTAAAAAGTCCACAGAGGGCGCGTTAGTTACCGCGCTAAAACATGGTGAAATAAAGTTGCGACTTATCGGAGCAACCCCATTTTACTACAATTCAATGAGCATCAAAGCCAAGCGCGATTTGCTCATAGGCGGTACGCCAAAAACCACAGCGGAAAAGCGCGAGATAAAACACAATCCAGAAGAAGAGTTTCGGGATTCCGTGTATAAAAAAAGCCATGGGAACACGCACCTGTATTTTCCCCCGGCGGCAATCAAGCAAGCAATGTCTACAGCGGCCATTGAAACAAAGGGAGTTGCAAGAACAAACGCACAGCGCCTTTTGTTTCTGCCACAATTGCAGACAGAAATCTATGGCAAGCCATATCTGAAGATCGACACGGTACGAATGGCAAACATAAACAAGACGCCAGACATGCGAACGAGGGCTTACTTGCCGGAATGGTGCGCAGAGATTGACATCAAGTTTGTGATGCCTACGCTTTCGGCCTCAGATGTTTTCACTCTTCTACAGAATGCGGGTTCCATCATTGGACTTGGAGACTTTCGACAAGAGAAGGGACGCGGAGCATATGGTTGCTTTACAGTAACCGGCGAAGAGTTGCCGAATTGGAAGGACTACAAGGACGATTGGAAGCGCATCACCAAGTTTGGAATGGAAGAACAAAAGTATGCGTTGGATTATCCAGAGTATGCGGATGAAATGACAGCAGAGTTGATGGGCTTCTTGGATGAAGAACGCGCTCGCAGAATGGCAGCATAAGGAGATGTTATTGGCAAGCAATACAGGTGGACATTTTGCCGTTATTCACCTGAACGACACGGTAAGGCAAGGCGGTCGTGGCTCGGCTCGGTATTTCGTGGCGGGGTATGGTTTCGCAAGGTGTGGTTTGGCCAGGCGGTCAAGGCGGGGTGTGGCTCGGTGAGTTAAGATATGGCTCGTTAAGGTAAGGCGGTTAAGGTCTGGTGAGTCTAGGCTGGGCGGGGCGTGGACTGGTGAGCTGAGGCAAGGCGGTCGGGGTCCGGCGTGGCGCGGCCCGGTGTGATGCGGTCCGGTGTGGCAACCAAAGCTAAAACCAAGGTGGGGGGTCGTGCTGATCCCTCACCATCCAACAAAAGGAAGGAAGAAAAATGGAAGAAAGAATTGATAAAATATGGAACAAGGATGAGCGTCAAGAGATAGTTGATAGCTACCTCTCAGAAACTCGGCGCAATATGTTCAAGGTTGATGAGTTTACAGAATGGCTTGAAGATAAACCAGACCATCCTTGCTATGAAAGGTTCTTTGGAACCGGCGACAAAGAAGCAGCGCGTCAATATCGCATGGCTTTGGCTCGTCAATTGGTCAGCGGATTGCGGATACAAATTCATATCCCACCTGTTGAAAAGGTAGATATCAGCAAGCTTGCGACAGTTATCAGCTACGAAGCGCCAGCCTTCATCAGCCCAATGTCAAACAGACGCAAGGGCGGTGGCTATGTTCCGTATGATCCAGAAGATGAAACATCAAGGGCTGAATTAAGGCGGCAAGCCGCAGCGGATTTGACCCGTTGGCTTAGTCGGTATCGCGGATGTGCCGAGGCTTTCGGTGTAAACCTACAGCCGATTGAAGAGATAGCCTCAAAGTTGCGAGGCGATCAGGAGGACGCAGCATGAAAACCCGATACGAAGAGATCGAAGAAGCTGCAATCCAGTTTCACAAGGAAAACCCCAAAGTTTGGGAGTATTTTGTAAAGTTCACGTCCGAGGTAATCGGGCGTGGGTTCAATAACTATTCCGCAAAGGGAGTCTTTGAACGGATTCGGTGGGAAACAGACCAGGCAGACGACGAAGGGAGGTCTACGTTTAAGATAAATAACAACTTCAGCGCACTCTATGCCCGGTGGTTCATGGATATATACCCAGAACATCTTGGTTTCTTTCGTTTGAGATCACAGCCGAGCGAGTTGCAGCTTGCAAGAAACCTGCCTGAGTTAGGGCCAGAAGATTTTGACTAGGATGCAAAAAAGATGCGCCGCTGCGGGGAACAGGAGAATGAAAACACAACGGCGCATAAGGTGGCCCGGCGCGTGTCAGGGAGGAGATTGCAGGTACTCAATGGGCTGTTCACCTTGAGGCAGTATGGGACCAGCGATAACATAAGCACCTGCACCGGGCTTCGCACATTCAGTGTAAATTCAATGCTGTAAAAAAGGAAGGAAAATGTACATCAACTTTGAAGAAATTAAACGCATGGCCGACAGTATCCGAGAGATATGCGGCGATGATGAGGACACGCTTCTGGACACACTGGACGGTGAGACAGACGCAATGGACGTCTTGGGCAAGCTGATTGAGCAAAGACAGTGGGCCAAGGCAAGTCAGCAAGCAGCCAAGGAGATGGCCGCACAGTACACGGAGCGAGCAAAGCGATATGATGCCAGAGCAGACGCCACAACGCAAGTCATAGGGCATTTGCTGGACGCTATGGGCGTAAAGAAAGCAGATCATCCGCTCGGTACAGTCTCGCGCACCAAGCCCAGACAGAAAGTCGTCGTTGAAGATCCAAACGAGATACCTTCTCAGCTTATGAGGATCACAGAGACGCCGGATTTGACAGCAATCAAACAACAATTAGAGGCCGGTGAGTTTGTTCCTGGCGCAACCGTAGAAGTCGGCAACCCCGGCGTAACAGTGAGGATAAAATGAGTAATCTAATCGATGCAATGAAAGCCGTGAATGATCTAAACAGAACGCACGGTGTTAGCCAGCGCGGCGGCAAGAAATACACAGAAGTATTTGTTCGCGTTGAACAATTCCGTATGGCCTTTGGAGAGCATATGGGGATCGATACCGAGATATTGGTGGACGATGGGAAGCGTGTGGTTGTGAAGGCTATCGTAACGCACAAAGGTCAGACCATCGGAAGCGGTATGGCCGAGGAGATCAGAGGTTCCAGCAACGTCAACAAAACATCGGCGCTAGAAAACTGTGAAACGTCTGCGATCGGTCGCGCCCTGGCGTCACTTGGTTTGCATGGTGGATCTTACGCAAGTGCCAATGAGATTGCGGCAGTTTCTCGGAAAGAAAAAGCAATGGAAGAACAAAGGTCCGGTCAGGATGACCGTACCCCTACGGTCACAGTGACACCACCCCCCGGTCAGAATGACCATACCCCCCAGATCAGCGTCCAACCGCTTGAGCCGGAGAATGTTTCACATGAAACAGAGATATCACAAGCGGCACCTTGGACAGTGTACTACCACAACGGCCAAGAGAAACAGAAATGCCAGACGGATGAAGAATACCGTGAAGCCGTTATCAATCTTGCCCGGTCATATGGATCACAAAAGAGATCCAAGAAACAGTTTGAGGAACTGTGGGAAGCCAACTTTGCGCACATCGATATGCTATCAGATGAAAGCATGAAGCAGGTTGAGAAAACATTCAGGTTGCAATCACAATGAACTGGCAAAAGAGATGGGCAAGCATAACCCAAGATATGCACACAAAACGCGCCGCGTTGCTGCAAGAAATGATCGATAAAAGAATGAGCCGATCACAAGCGGCAATGGTTCTGGGCAAAGCAACAACCTCAATCTCAAGCATGGCGGAGCGTTATTCTCTGGATTGGCCGCTGTTCACAGACACCATAAGGGGACGCAAAGGATTCAGCATAGAAGAATATGAATTATATGCGCGTCAGGGGTTCACAAAGATGCAAACAGCGCAAGCAATGGGCGTCACTTGGAACTCAGTTGATAATGTAGCCCGGCATCACAAGATAAAATTCAAAGATGGGAGACGCAAGGATGATTGAGTTTTTCACTGTGTTAATGATTGATTATGAAATGGCAGCGTATCAGGCAGCGCCACTTGCAAGCATTGTCTACGCCTCAGAAAGCCACTGTCAGCAAGTAATGGATCAGGGGTTGGCTGACCCGATCTACGATCATATCGTAAAGCTGTACGGCAATGACATTTTTATGACCTGCGTGGAAACAGACGTTGTTTCATCCGTACTTAGACCAAGGGCAAGACCATGATTGAAAAATGTATGTACTGCGACAGGGATGCTCTGGTAAAATCCGACCACGATACAATGTGTGCCGAATGTTACATGCGCAGAGAGGTAGAGAATGCTAAAACTCACATCCCAAGATCACGCACTTTTACGTCATCTAAAGCGGGAGGAAGAACGCTGTCTCCAAGCCTATCTTCGCACCGGTACAAAACATCCTAACGTGCAACAGAATTTATGGCGAGCGCGAAAAGAATTGGAAAAGTTTTTGCGCAGTCTGCGCGTAGAAGATAAGTCGTGAGGGTGACGGTTACTGCGAGTAACAAAACCACAAACCTAGTGGAGCAGTTTACACAAAAAGCTTGTTATGGAATGCCACCCTCGAAAAGAATAAAGCAAATTAAGACCGTAACTTCAAGCGGTCTTTTTCTTTTTTGCCTTCATTTTTTTCATAGCCATCTGTTTTAAAGTCGGGTTCATTTTATCAGTCTTTGATGGTCTGCCAACTTTAGAACCATATGTACCTTTACCGTAGGGCATTATGCTTTTCCTTTCTTCAGCATACGCTTCTTAGCAACAGCCTTGAGATCCGCAGCCGTTATCTTCTTACGATCACCGGCCATCGCCGCCAACCTCTTTTGCTTGGGAGAATACTTTTCATATGGCATTCTACTATCCTTTCAATAGATCTTTATCAGCTTTTCTTGCGCCACCCTTACCAGACACAAAAGATTTTACACGCCCCATCGCCCATTGATGAGCCGATACCTTTGGCCGGGAACCGCTGCTGTAATAAGCACCAAGACCGCGCTTATAAACTTTATTCAAGGTCGCAGAGCTAAACCGATCTGCCCCAGGTATGCCGCTAAACTTTGCCATTACCGCTTGCTCCGTTGCTTGCTGATCTTATCCATCATTTCCGGTGTAAGCTTACCCATGCGATACAGCGCCCTGGTTCGTAGAATTTCACGCCGGGTTGCATCAGGATCTTTCGATCCCTTCACATACTTCTTGGGAATGCCAGACTTTTTATCCTTTGGAACGGGTGCAAACTTACGTTTCATCAGACTATCAATTCAAAATGAGGGGCATCAATAAATGCGCGTTTTTTCATATCGCGTTTTTTATCTATATATGCGTTCATGGCATCTTCCATTGTGCCATTCCATCGCCGCATATCCATAGGGTATGGCAAAGATGCAGTTGACCAAGCAGCACCCCAGCAAATACCAACATCAATCGCTCTTGCACCCTCGGCCATTGCATCTGCAATCTCGTCATAAAGATTTAATTCCCAGCGGCCACCCTGACCATCGACATATGCCATAAGGTCAACAGCCAATCCATCAAGATGCTTTGACTTCATGGTTTGACTTGCGCCCTTGGCAACAAGCGCCCTCTGTTCTTCAATGGTTCTTAGCCCACAGATCACAGAGAAGTCTTGCTTTGTCACCGATATGGCGTACCGGACGACTGATTGCATCCGCTCGTCAACACCTTCTAGCTTTTCTAAGCTGCGCTTTCCTAGTTTATAACTCATGGTTTCGCCTTCATATATTTGCTTACCGCTCTATTGCCAAACCAGAATGACATGATCGCAGCAAACAAACCAGCCGTTGCATCATCCCAGATCAAGGACAAAGCACGTCCTATCTCATGGCCCGTATCTAATAGCGCCAGCAAAGCAGTCACTTTAATGGCAACGAAAAGAGCAAAAAAACAATAAGTGATAACAGGACGCACACTTCCGCGTAGTGCGTTGATAAAGCCTCCCGCATCAATGCTATCATGTCGGTATAGCCCCTCTGTTTCCTTGATGTCTGCCTCTTTGTCCATGATGCTTAACTTTAATTCAGCACGTTTAGACATAAGGTCCATTTCAAGCTGCGCTCTTTCTAGCTCATGCTTGTGCGCTTGGTTTGCTTTGAAGTATCCCAATACCTCTGGCAAAAAGGATGTGGTAAAGCCAAGCAAGCTGCCAAGAAGCGTAATCATTTGCGCTCACTTCCAAGCCAGACAGCAAATGCGCCTGTCATTGCACCTGATACCACACTGATCATTGCAGATTGTTGCGTAGACAAATCATCCAAAGACATACCCCATTCAATAACGCGAATATACATCAAAGTCATAACAGCCATCATGACCCTTGGCATTATCTTCCATTCGAGAATACGTTCCATAGCTATAGTCATTCAGACCTCCATATCTATGATGCTACCCTGTGGTTTTAGCCCAGAGTTAGACGCGCCAAACTTATCATAACTCAGCATTAAATCAAGTTGTTGTCGCTCAAGCGCCTTAGAGAGCTTGTGAGCACGGTTATGATCTGCTTGCACCTGTTGCTGCGCCTGATGGTTTTCGATGCTCTCACGGCTTCTCTGTAGCTCTACAGCAAAAGGAAGATTACCAACAGGATCAAGCATTAGCCAACCATACAAACCCAACAAGACCACCAAACAAAACAATAAACAAAAGAATCCCAGCAGCCCACTCAATAATAGCTTGCTTGATTTCCATGCGACGAAACTCATGCTCTCGCTTTTGCTTTCTAATCTCAGCTTCTATTCTAAGAAACTCTTGCCAATGAGATGGGCCAAGAATAGCAGGGTGACTAATGATCTCTCGCAATTCATCACGCATTTGTTGCGCTTTCTTTCTTGCTAAGAAAACCTCCATCGCCTGAGCCTGAGTGCCAGAGCCAAGAGCCTTATACCAAGGTGGCCTCTCTGCCATCTTCTCAGCCTGATCTAACTCAGCCATGCAGCCAGCCCAATCTTGTAGCTGCTTGCCCATGTCTTGAAGATCGCGTCCAACTTGAACGCCCTTCTTTAAAAAATTAAATGCTGCTGTTGCCCCTGCTATTGCGGTCACTGGGTCTATCATGTTGCATAGAACCTCGCTGGGCAGTTGTAATTAGGATGCGCTATATATGCTCTGTCATACCAAACATGGCCGGGTCTTTCTTGACCACAATCATATGCACAAACTTTATATAATCCGAAAGAAAAACTCTGGCCCCATAATACTGCGACCAGAACGCATGTCATTACATTCTCATTAGTACCGTAATCAGCAAACCAATTACAGATGCGGCTGTGCCAATTAAGATATTCTCTACACGTTGAACACTGCGTTGAAGCGTAGATAACTCAGCTTCCAACTTGATTATTCTTGGCTCAATACTATCAATCCGCTCATGGGCAGATGCTAAGGTTTGCTTGCTCATGCTATGTCATCCACTATTTCTATTTCTATGTACCTGCTATTTGGAAAGGTTTGGATTCCACCATCTGCATAAGTAACCTGAAACTCTCCTTCATAACTTCCAACAGTTGCAGTGTTAGAAGCAATCCAGGAGTATGTAACTTCTCCGTTTGTTGCCGATGCAATTGTTGCTGCGGAATCAACAGTTGAAGCTGTTTCACCAAACTTTCTCATTTTAAAAGCAACACTTGCACCAGTAAGATTGGCAACAGAACCATCGCCATTAATTAAAGTGGCGCTGATTATTGGCTTGGTGTCGTTTTGTTTAATGTAGAAGGTCATGTTTTCTCCTTACCTTATGTTAAGCAACTCTAGCAAGAAATATTTCGGTATTAATAATTACATCATTAGCGTTAATAGAAATATTAATATCATTAATTTCAGTCGTCATAATCAAATCATTGGCACCATCAATCTCAGGACTTATTAAAGGTGCAGTGCCAAGAGGAGTGGCTTGATCAGGATTTATTAAAGGCGCAGTGCCAAGAGGAGTGGCTTGATCAATCTGTGGAGCGCCAGTTGTAATTGATATACCAGTAAGAACATTGTTTTCAGTGGCCGTAGAAGCATCAATCTGTACTGCGCCAGTAGTAATTTGATCTGCTGTTAATTGAATAAAGTAATCTGTTTCATCAACGGTAGGTGCAGCAGTTGTAATTTGCTCGCCACTTAAACTATGATCTTGAGTAATAGTGGGCTGATCAACTAAAGGATTCCCAGTTATAATTTCATCTGCTGTTAATTGAATAAAGTAATCAGGGCTATCTATTACAGGAGCGCCCGTTGTAATTTGATTTGCAGTTAAATTAATTACCTGACCAATAGAAGGTGTATCAACAGTAGGAACACCCGTTGTAATTGAAATAGCTGTTAATACATGATCTTCTGTAAGCGTAGAGCTATCAATAATAGGAGCACCAGTTGTAATAGAAGTACTGGTTAGCTCATTACTTTCCGCTAAAGTTGGAGTGTCAACAATAGGCGCTGCATTAGTAATTGAAGTAGCTGTAAGACTATGTACCTGAGTAATACTTGAGCTATCAACAATAGGTGCAGCCGTTGTAATAGCAACAGAAGTTAGACTATGTACCTGAGTAATGCTAGAGTTATCAACCGTAGGATTGCCAGTTGTAATATCTGTAGAAGTTAATTCATCATTTTCTGCTACAGTGGGAATATCAACAACAGGCGCACCCGTTGTAATTGGAACAGCAGAAAGAGAATGAACCTGAGTAATGCTTGAACTGTCAACAACAGGCGCACCCGTTGTAATAGCATCAAGACCAAAAGCCTGTTCTGCTACAACCCCATCATCTGCTAGGGCGGCTGATGCTAAGGGGCTGAAGCCAAGCATGTGCTACTCCTACGGTTTAGTGGGCCAAGTCACGGCATACGGGAAGCCCGCCTGCCCCGTTATATCACGAAGTGCCTGACGATACGACTGCATTTCTGCCGGCATGGTTACGTCTGACAAAGCCATCCAATCTGTTTCAGCTAACAGTTGGTCACGCTTTCTGCGGACATTACGTTCAGCTTCGTCCTGCGGTTTGCTTTCTACAGTGTAACCTACTTGCCACTCATTACTATTAGCTTCTAGCTCTGGCATAGCATCACGCAATATGCTCTGCACCAGTGGATCGTAGTCAGGCTTAGTTAATTCTGCTACAGGATACACTGAATAGCTATTCAGTATTTCTACAGGAATATCCTTAGGGAACGACGTTTGAGGATTATCACGGAGAAATTGTCCAATCGTGTATGGGAATTGCTCTACCTGTCCGTTTGATGTTTTGACTAGCAGCATGATGCCCCCTTAGTCGGTTGAGTATTGGTATGTTGCGCCGGAACCGCCGGTATAAAGAGCATTATATGCCTTCGACCCATCAGACTTAAACTCAAGACCTGCCGAGCAATCCTCATTTAATACAAAGGACAAGCCTGAATAAGATGCGGTTGAAATGTCAAAATTAGTAGAAAGGTTGAACTGGAAAACGCCACCAGTAGTGCCTCCGCTTACCTCCACAAAGGAAACGAATAATTTATCTCCGGTCGGGCTAAAGAAAATACCGCTAACCTGTGGGCCGTAAGTTGTAAGGCTGGTTATTTTTTTACTATCATAAGAAATAGTTGATAAGTCATACGCTGTTGAAAGGCTATATTGCCAAACTTCATCCACGCCATAATCCGCCACATAGCACTTCGACCCGTCGTCGTTAAATGCAACCGAAGTAGGTTCCTCAGAAACTGTCGGCCAACTGGAAAAAGATACGCCAGTATAAGTGGCGCTTCCAACATCCCAAGCCGTTGAAAGTGAATACTCAAACATGGCTTCAACACCAGAGCCAAGCATGAACATGGTAGTCCCATCATTACTGAAGGCTATATCACGAGGTTGAGTTTCTTGAGATGATACTGAAAAGCTAGTATCAAGGCTTGATGTTGACAAGTCCCATGCGGTTGAAAGATCGTATTGGTGTATGCTG